GGCTACGCCACAAATGCGACGATGCCAAGTGGCGACATCGAAGGCAACGTGCGCCCTGCGTCGCCGGATGCTGGCGCGTATCAGTCTGCGACATCTGTTTCGCTGACACCTGGAGTTGGCTCGTTAACGACTACTTCGCTGACACCATCGGCTAGCGTAGCCACCGTATTAACTCCAGGAACAACTGCGCTATCGATAACGCCGTTAGTTTCAACTGCTGTAGTCGCAACCAACTTAACACCGGGGGTTGCCACCCTTGCAACTACTGCGTTAACACCATCTGCGGTTGCAACGTCTTCGGCGTTTTTAACTCCGGGAACCGTAGCGTTAAGCACTACGCAGCTTGTTCCTGCAATAGGCATTGGTCACAGTCTAACGCCTGGATTGGGCCAGCTAACTCTTTCTGGCAAAGCACCTAGTGCCGTAACTAACACTCCCAAATCAGTTATATCTACCGGTCAATGGTCAAGCTCAATTGACTTTGCTGTCGGAGATGAATGGGTAGTTACCATCGACGGCCCTTCAGCTAACGCACCTCGCGTTCGAGTTCAGTTACTGTTTTCCTGACGGTAACCTGATAAATGTATATGCTTGAATAAGGATAAGGCGTTGAAATGACCGACCAAAACGGGTGGAGCAATTACGAGAAAATGGTGCTCTCCGAAATTAAGAGGCTTTCTGAAATGCAAATTACAACACAAGCGAACCTCACAAGGTTTGAGTCTCAGCTTGCCGTCTTGCACGTCAAGATAGGTCTTATGTCTGGATTCTTTGGTTTCATGGGAGGCGCAATCCCGGTCGCTGCCGCGATCGTTATGAAACACTTATGAGATAGATAATGTCCGATGAATATGAAGACCTCGATAACAAGCAGACTTATATCGTGAAAGACGAACGGTCAGCCTTAAAGATGAAGCGAGAAGAAGCAAGAGCCTCTCGTGAAAAGTATAAGGCTGTCGTGGCTAGAGAGCGTGAAGAGGCAAACGCTCAACGCGAACTTAAGAAGCAAGAGATTAAACTAGAGCTAGCCAAGATAAGGATGAGCCAAAGCGCAAGCGAAAAGGCTCGAACCAATATCGCTTTAACTACACCCGCTATATTAGTCTTACTCATTGGCGGGTTTATTGTATGCCTAGCTTGTGGCTCAATTCCTGATGAGTCTATATCCGTAGCATCTGCGCTATTAACCCTTCTGGTTACAGGACTTATGGCTAATCTTAGGTCTATAATTAGCGAGGGAGCAGGCACTGAAGAAAACGGCAAGCCTGTTAAGAAACCAGGATCTAGTAAACCTACACCCCCTCAGAAGTAAGAACTTATGAAGTATCTATTATCTCTAGCAGCCTTAGGTCTGTTTTCATCGTGCAGCGGTTTATCTGTATCTAACGCATACTTAGAAGCAGATAAAATGACGTATGATGCTATTGCTCCTGATTACAGGATGTATGTCGAAGACGACGCTAACCTTGACGAAGCGGCTAAGGCTGCTCGTATTCGTTTATTGAATAGTTGGCAGATGCGCCTAGAGGCAAACAAGAAATGAGTGACCTACCCCCAGAAGTCGAAGCCCTTATGGCTTCTCTGAAAGCATCAATTACCTCCCCTGCCAAGCAGGAGATGTTGACTGAGATTGCTGTAGATGCCCCTCGTTTAACGGCTTTGGCTCTTATGGACCCTCAGAATGCAGCGCGAGAAATGGCTGTTATGAAGGCTACACTAGCTAATCTAGCCCAGGCAGAGGCCGCTATGGTGGTTAAAGTATGGACAGAATGGGCTAGCGAAACTATCTCTGGGGTTATTAAAAAGACCATGGCGGTCTAAAAAACACCCCCACCCGATAGATAGTTTAATATCTGGTGTGATACATTCCTCGCGTGAGTCAACAGGATTCTTATATGTCGCTTGAGGATGAAGCCTCCTTAGATCGATCTGATCGAATTAAGGGGCGCATCAATTTGCACAGAGAAGATCTGCGTTGGCTCATGAAGGCACAGTCAGGTCGCCGAGTGGTTTGGCGTTGGTTGTCCGAGATGCGATTTATGTCCCCTGTTGCAAACTCTAATGGGTTGGTTCAAAGCCAAAACGCCGGAGCGCACGACATCGGGACCAAGATTGCATCCGAATTGCTAGAGGCGTGCCCGGACCATTTTACCTTGATGATCAAGGAATCACATGACAGAGACGCAAACAGAAACCCCTGAAACTGAAAACGAAGGGCAGGTTGCGGAGACTTTGCTGACCACTCCTCCCGAGGAGACTAAGCAAGAAGAACCAATCCAGCAGCAACAACCTGAGCCTACAGAGGCAACAGGTGAAGAGCCTACCCCTGAAGGTGCCCCCGAGGCTTACGATTTCCAGACCCCAGAAGGTTCGGATCTTGATGCAGAGTCATCGGCGGTGCAGGCATTTTCGGAGGTTGCGAAGAAGCTCAACCTTACACAAGAGCAAGCTCAATCAGTGTTAGACGGAGTTGCTCCGGCACTGAAACAGCAGAACGAAGGCTACATTGAAAACCTTCGCTCGGAGTGGGTTAACTCGGTCAAGTCCGATCCAGAGATCGGGGGAGACAAGTTGCCGGAGAACCTAGGTAAAGCCGTTCAGGTTTTAGATACCTACGGAACTCCAGAGCTTAAGTCGCTGCTTGGAGAGACAGGTCTTGGCGATAACCCGGAGATCATCCGGTTTCTTGTCAGGACGCACCAAGACATTGGTGAGGATCGTTTCCTTACCGGTGCTAATGCGGACAAGAACCAAGCGTTCACTGCCCGTGATTTCTATAACAACAGTAAGATGAGTTAGGAGTTAGATTATGGTTGTAAGTGCAACTACGCACCCCACGCTGCTTGATTACACTAAGCGGCAAGATCCAGATAAGAGCATTGCAACAATTGTAGAGACGCTTTCACAGACCAACGAAGTCTTGGAAGACATGGTTCACCTTGAAGGTAACCAAGAAACCGGACACCGAACGACTATCCGTTCAGGTCTACCGGCCCCAACTTGGCGTAAGCTTTACGGTGGTGTTCAGCCATCCAAGAGCGAAACAGTCCAAGTAACCGACACAATCGGTATGATGGAAGCCTACGCCGAAGTTGATAAGCAACTTGCTGACCTTAATGGCAACACGGCTGCGTTCCGTATGACGGAGGACATGGCGCACCTTGAAGGCATGAACCAAGAGTTTGCCAGCACGTTGTTTTACGGCGATGATTCGGTTGCTTCAGAAGAGTTCACCGGCTTTATGCCGCGCTTTAACTCGTTGAGTGCTGAGAGTAGTGAGAACATTATCCTCGACTACACCTCTTCTTCTGACAACTATGGTGGTGCTGCTCCAAGCGGCACTGACAACACTAGCATTTGGCTAGTTGTCTGGGGTCCAAACACCTGTCACGGGATTTATTCCAAGGGCAGTCAAATGGGCTTGTCTAAGGACGACAAGGGTCAAGTAACTATTGAAGACACAACCGGCAACGGTGGTGGTCGCATGGAAGCCTATCGGACCCACTACAAGTGGTGCACTGGCTTGAGCGTTCGCGACTGGCGTTACGTTGTGCGAATGCAAATTGACGAAGATCACTTGGGTGCTGACCCGGGAAGTGGTGTCGCAGACATTACCCAAATGATGTCGGATGCTTGCGAACTTGTCCCAAGCCTTAGTGCGGGTCGTGCGTCGTTCTATTGCAACCGAAAAGTTAAGCAAACGCTTCGCAAGCAGTTTGTGAGCAAGGTTAAGCAATCAACGCTTGGCATGGACGACATTGGCGGTCGCAGCACCCTTGTTTTTGATGGCATTCCAATCCGCAAGGTCGATGCTCTCACTCTTACTGAAACTGTTGTTAGCTAACCGAAGGATATAATAATGTTAATTGATAAAAATCTAGAAATGGCAGACAACGCTGCGCTGCCTACATCCGGGACTCTAACGAACAACCTTGTAATTGGTGGTTCAAAAGAAATCCGTGCAGTTATTTCAGATAACGCAACAGTTGACCTTAGCGCGGGTGAGCCAATTTATTTGGTAATTCAAGTTACTACTATCCCAGCAGGAACTTTGGCTACCTACAACTTTACGGTGTTTAGCCACACCAGTGCTGTTGACGCTGGTTCGCAAGCCGCTGGAACGGAACTATTCCGAACAGGTTTAATTGCTAAAGCAGATCTCCCAGCAGGGAAAAGGTTTATTGTGGCTTTGCCTGAAGCTGCATATGCCAAGCATATTATGGTTGCAGGCGCAGCTAACGCCACAGGCAGTGGTGTAGTAGATACGGGTAACATTAACGCTTTCATTACGAAAGACGTAACCAACTGGACTTCGACTAACACTCGCGTCAACGTGTAATTAAGTTGATTAGGAAAGGAGGGGGAGCAATCCTCCTCCTATATACTTATGAGAGTCAAAGCTACAAATCGCGGTGTCTACGCAAGTCGCCGCTGGAAACCCGGTCAAGAGTTTGACGTTCAACCAAAGCATTTCAACGCTAGTTGGATGGAAGAGATTAAGCGTGGTCCGGGTCGGCCTAAGAAGGTCGAAGAACCAAAGCTTAAAAAGCCAGCTAAGGCTGCTTCAGTAGAAGCCTGATTACAAACAGGGCAAGGGTAGCAGTCGCCGCCCTTGCTCTCACTTTATAGGCGGCTATTAGCTAGAGGTGACCTGTGGCTGTCAGGAAGTTCATTGTCGTTGCAGGTCAGAATAACGCTACAGAGGTAGCAGACTCGATACCGTGGGAGGAGAAGCATCTCTATGCGTCTCTGAGAAACCCCACTAACCTGCCTTCTCAGTCAGCAGACTTTGCAGGAGGAGCGTATTCAGACATCCTCACGCTGCCCTTTACATTTAAGGGTGGACCTCAAGCAGCAGCCGATGGAGCCACAACCTTTGGTTCTCATCAGACTGCTAACTTGATGGGCAAGGCTACACGGGCGGTCAAGTATCTAACCTTTTATGACCCGACTGCGAGTTACCAAAACTCGGGCACAGCTACTACGTCTACTTACCCTGGCACAGGAACTATCCTTGCGGGGTCTACGTCTCTTAGCCTGACTACATCGGTGACATGGAAGTATGACCCTACAGGGGTAGTCATTACTCGTCGCAAGACAGGCACAACGCACACGATTAACTCGTCTGCTACAACAAATGTCATTACATTTGCTGCTGCTCAAGCCTTAGTCCCGCCACCTGAAGCGGGTGAACTGTTTGACTACACACCTACAGCGGGTGCAACAGGGTCTACTACAGCAATCAAGTTCGAGTCTCAGTTCGGAGGCAACTCAGATCCAGGCTCTGCTAGCGACCTAGAAACAGCAATTGCGATTGACTCAAGCGGCAATCACGCTTGCTATATTAATCAGATTCTTGCCCCTGGCGGTGGCAATGGCCCAGGAAGAGTGACTTGCCGTAGTCGCCCTGTTTACATCGGTCAACCTGTTAAGTTCTCCGATGGCGCAACCACTACAATTCCTGGGGGATTTGCCGATAACACGACTTACTATGTTACTCGGAAAGCGGATGTATCCGAGACAGTTACGTCCTCTGCATGGGACATTAGCAACGACCAACTAGACTTTAGTTCGGCTCACGAGCTTGGAGAAGATGAGCCAATTACGATTGCTTTAGGCACATCTACATTCCCAAATGCTAGTGGTGAAAACATTGATGGATCAACAACTTACTATGTAAAGGTAGTTGACCTCCAAACTATTGAGCTACGAAGAACAATTGGGGGGTCTGCAATTTCACTTGAGTCTGTTGAGACTAACGGAACAGTTGTATTGACTAGGCTAGACTCCTATGCCTCGTTCTATGTAGCAACAGCACCGGGCGGGACTGAGTTGGTTGCTGCCGCAGACAGTGGGCAACATGCTACGGTCACTAACAACCACAAGATCCTCTTTGAGCCTGTCTTCCGAGGAAGCCTTACAGGGCTTCAGGCTAGGTGTATTGGTGGCACAGAAGCCAATCTAGGCTATGCACGCGCATTGCACGATGTGCAGTCGGATGGAACGGTAACGACAGATGCGTGGCCTTCTGCAACTGCTGACGGCGACACGTTTGCGATTGAAGTGCCGCCTCTTAACAACCAGACCATCCCGTTTGAAAAATGGGCTATGTGGCTTCCGTGGTCACCGTTTGAAGGCAACGCTAGCTATGACGGTCCATCTATAGTCAAGATTACTTCGGCTGCTAGCGCAAACGTCGAGGTAACTCTTGAGACAACTCCAGCATTAACAGGCGGTGCCCCAGTAGTAGGAACTGCGGTCAAGTTCTTCTCTAATGGGATCCTTCCTAAGCCTTTAGTTGCTGGTCAGGTTTACTACATAAACTCGGTGACAGCCAACGGAGTCACTTTAAAAGACGTAGCAAGTGATACAGGTGCTGTTGTAGGTGTAAGCGGAGGGACTGCTAGCCAGTCAAGCCTTTCAGGAAGTGGAAGCAACGCAAAGCACGTTATGTTTGTCTACGACCAAGAAGACAAGCGGAACCCTTACCCACCAGGGTTCAACTACCCTAACCATCACGCTACTCCAAGACCTTACCAAGCTTTTGACGGCCCCGGTGAGATTGCGATCAAGCCACAGATTGGGTTCCACTCTGGTCTTGCTCTTAAGATGTATGAGTATACCGGCGAGGTCATGCACGTTGCGGTATGCGCGGTAGACAACACGTCTGTAGGTCACAAAGAGATCTACCCTTCAACAGCAACGCCGTCTGCTCATAGTTGGCTAGATCCTTCGCAGCACAAGTCTTGGTCTGCTGGCGAGCCAAACAACTGCTTTGGTCGTTTAGAAGATGTGCTAGATGCTGCCAAGTTAGCCTTTGAAGCTGACGGCGACACAGGCGAATGCGTTGGAGTCTTCTGGCTTCAAGGTGAGGAGGATGCTTTGCATCTTCAGTTGGCTAACAACTACGAAAACAGTTGTCGCAAACTGCGCTCATCTATCCGCAAGGCAATTAAGGATCGTTCGCTAACGACTTCAGATGAAGAGAAGATCCCGTTCATTCATCCTAAGATTTCAACAGCGTTAACTTACACCTACGCTTCAACTGTCAACACAGCGATAGACACTCTGTCTCAGGAGGATCCTTACACTCGGACGTTTGAGACTTCGACGTTTGATCTTGACGGTCTTTACTACAGCGGTGTTGGTATTACGAGTGTAGAAGAGTCAGCCTACAACGCATGGAAAGATGTGCAGCGCACAGGTTCTTCCGAGGTGGACATCTGTAACCTTGCTCTTGCAAACATTGGAGACAAGGCAAGCGTTACCAGCATCAGCCCTTCAGACGGCAGTCACCAAGCAGACCTTTGCTCTCGGTATTACCCGATGGCTAGAGACCTGTTGCTAGAGCGTCATCGTTGGGACTTCAGCATTCGCCAGACTGCACTGGTCCAACTGACAAACACTCGGACTGAGTGGGATTACGCTTACAAGTTGCCCGTAGACTTCTCGGGAGCCATAGCAATCCTTGCCAAGGATGCTCAAGACGATCAGATCGAGCAAGGTGTTCCATTGCCGCAGCCGTTTGCTATCGAGGTAGACAACAACTTTGACCGTGTTCTGTATACAGACATGATCAATGCGTCACTTCGGTATACGGCAAAGACAACAGACTCCACCAAGTTCTCTCAGTCGTTCATACACGCTCTATCTTGGAGGCTTGCTGCGATGCTAGCAGGAGCCTTGATCAAGGGTGACGCAGGCGCACAGGCCGTCCAGAACGCCACTCAAATGGCTGAGTTCTACTCGAACCGTGCTGCTGCCTTTGACAGTCGAACGACAAGGGACAAGCCTGTTATCGACGCTAACATCAATCCTTGGGATCGATAGATCATGCCTAACACACGCAAGCTACAGCTTTCATTTGGAGGCGGTGAAATCGATCCTGAGATGTATTCTCGGATTGACTCGGACCAGAACCAGTCAGGGCTAGCTAAAGTTCAGAACTGGTTGGTAGACCCCAAGGGTCCGCTAAAGAAGCGACCGGGCTTTCAGCGTGTGAGCAGTTCGTTTGATAGTTCCCGCAAGTCTCGCCTGATTCCGTTTACCTACTCGGTAGACCAGTCGCTTGTGATTGAGTTGTCGCACGAGAAGATCCGGTTTATCTCGGACGGTAAGCTTGTTACTTGGGCCGACACTTTGACGTTCTTAGCGTCAGGCGTTTCAAATGCCTCAAACACAATTACCTTTTCATCAGATCACAAGTTAACTACTAACGATGAAATAGTCTTTCACGAAGGTTCGTCGGCAAGCCTTCCAACAGGTCTTGACGAAGGCGAAACTTACCTTGCTATTGTTACCGGCTCAGACACTATCCAAGTTAAGCCAGATATAGGCGGAAGTGCTATAAGCTTTAGCGGAACAACACTTGACGGAAGCGGGGGCTTAAGACTTTACAGAAAGTCAAGCTTGCCTAGAAACTTCAAAGTTGCAGACGAAGCCGCAAACATATTTACAACCGGAACAAGTGGTTCTTTTTTAAACTTTGGAAATCCAAGCGGATTTTACCACGGTCAAAAAGTCCAAATACAGCAAGACATTAACTCTCAGACTGCTGCTATTCTCCTTCTTCCAGAAGCTCAGAAAGTTCCGCTTTATGTAGACTTTGGCACTTCGGCTTCAATTGGAGACACCTCCGGCCAATTTGGAGATCATACGTTTGCTTTAAGGTATAGCTTTGAACAAGTTGGAACACAGACCACACCATCTACTTCTGTAAGTAACAGTATTTTAAACAGTCGGCACAGTCCAAGTGGGTCCGGGACAAACTACGCAAAACTGTTTCTAACTGCCTATTACGAGATTGGAGACACAGCGTTTATTCCCAGAGACCTTTCAATGGTGTCTTCGCCAAGTTTCTACAGCAGAGGCATTGTTGCTGTTAGAGATAACGCAGCTCCTAAAATAACAACGCTCACGGCTAACACTGCCGCTACTGACTTTCTTGCCTTAAACCAAGAAGGCTTTTTAGAAAACGACTCGCCTTACAGCGAAGACGAACTGTTTGAAATTGAGTATGAGCAAACAGGTGACATCATCACTTTGACTCATCCCAATCACACTCCTAGAGAAGTTAGGAGATACTCAAACACAGACTGGAGACTAATCGAGGTTGATTTAACTCCAACAATCTTACCTCCCTTTCAAAGCACGTTTCCTGTTGAGCCAATAGTCACTAGCACCCGAGGGGTGGCTTACGAAATAATCGCATACGTTGAAGAGGCCGGAAGTGGCACCAATTCAGGAGTTCAGATAGAGGGCACATTACCTGTTTCTGGGGGCGACACTGTTTATATTGACTTTATAGCGGCTCAAGGAAATGGCATTGTTCCAATCGACGGTTACTACAATGTAATTAACATTGTTTCATCCGGCGATGATACGAATGTGTTCTTGCGAGAAATAGCCTCTGGTGCACCAGTAGCAATTCAAGCAACTGCTACAGGTGACAATGCAGGTCGTCTGTATATTTCATCTTCTTCGGGTGAAGAGACTGAGAAATACAAGATCACGTCTGTAGACGTAAACTTGCAAGAGTCTTTGCCTACTGAAGAGATTGTAGCAACAAACATCTTGGCAGTTCCTGGGGCAACTAACACGATTCAGTTTAGGAACGCCGTAAACGCTGTTAGTTATAAAATATACAAAGAGTTAAACGGTATATACGGCTTTATAGGAGCAGTTGACGCTACGCCGGGAAATGTCTCAGCTTTTACCGATGACTACATTGGTCCAGACATGAGCGACACTTTGCCGCTTCAAGACGAGCAAGTGGCTAGTGGTTACCGACCAAGAGCCGTAGCAAGTTTTGAGCAGCGGCGTTGCTTTGCAGGGTCTAACAATCTTCCCCGCACACTCTTCATGAGCCGTTCGGGCACGCAGTCTTCATTCACTTATCAGATGCCTATCCAGGCTTCAGACAGAGTGTCTGTGCAGATAGCGTCTCGTGAAGCGCACACCATTCGTCACATGGTTGGCTTGCAAGACTTGATCATCCTTACTCAGCAAGGCGAGTGGATGGTTACTGCGATTAACAGCGATGCGATTGGGCCTGAGACAATTGCTATCCGTCCGCAGTCTTACATTGGCAGCAACAAGGTGCGCCCTGCTGTTGTTAACAACAAGATTGTGTTCTGTGCTAACCGTGGAGGTCACGTTAGAGAGCTTGGATTCCAGACTCAGAACCAAGGCTACTTAACTGGTGACTTGTCACTTCGTGCTACCCACTTGTTTAACGGTCAGGAGTTGACAGACCTTGCGTATTCTAAAGCACCTACTCCGCGCCTTTGGTTCGTTTCGACTAGCGGCAAACTGTTGTGCCTTACTTACGTCCCCGAAGAGAAAGTCTTAGCTTGGCAACAGATTGTCACTGACGGCACCTTTGAAAGCGTATGTGCTATCCCCGAGGGGAACTTTGACAACGTCTACGTGGTCGTTAACAGGACTGACAGCACAGGCGCAACTGTTCGATCTATTGAGCGGATGGTTGCAGTTGACACGGAAGACAGAAGTGACGCGGTTTACTTTGACGCAAGCGTCTCGGTGAACGGCACCAACACTGGTCTTCGCACGCTAGAGGTTACAAGTTCCGGTTTATACAAGTCTGGTGACGTTGTTAGCGTTATCTGTAACGAAGCCGGGGTGTTTGCAGAATCTAACGTAGGCGAGGAGATCGAGTTTACTAGCGGCACCAATGCTTACCGGATGCGTGTCACTGTCTACACAAGCACTACGCAGGTTGAAGCGGTTCTTCTTGCTGATCTGCCAAGCACTTTGCATTCAACGCCTACGACGGTCTGGGCAATCGCCTCTAAGACCATTACTGGTTACGCGCATCTAGCAAACCAAACCGTGTCAGTCTTAGCCGATGGCGAGATGCACAAGGATGTCGTGGTATCTAGCCTTGGTGTCCTGATTCTCGACAGAGCCGCTGTGAAGGTCTGTGCTGGACTCAAATACACAACAGAGGCTCAGACTCTGCCTGTCAGTTTGCAGATGGAGGCAGGCGGACAGGGGCGCACAAAGATCATCAACAAGGTCTACCTTCGAGTGAGGGACAGTTCGAACCTCAGCGTTGGTTCTGAAGCCTCAGACATGATCAACGTGGGCGACCTTAGTTCGACTAAGTTGAGTTCAGGCGAGTTTGAAACCAAGATCCCTGACTCATGGGATCAAGAAGGACAAATTGTGATCCAGTCTACTGACGGTCTTCCTTCCACTGTTCTTGGCTTAACAGCCCAAATATCAATAGGAGACTAGTATGGTTTTGTTTGCAGACGGATCATATGGACCACCAGCACCAAACTCGGGTGGTGCCATGGCTCAAGGTTTTCAGAACTTTGGGCTAACCATGCAGGCTGCTGGGGTGATTACCCAGTCAATCGGTGCTTACTACCAAGCCAAGATGGCGCAGCATGAGGCTAGATCAAAGGCTTCATCAATGCGCTTCAAAGCGGAGATGGCTGGCATTAACGCAAGCATTGCTCGCGACAACGCTGGCTCAATTCGTGAAGCCGGTCAGTATGCCAAGGCTCAACTAACCATGCGTGCAGGCATGGAGATGGCAAAGAGTTTGACTCGGCAAGGGGCTAGAGGAATCACAATGGGCGTAGGCTCTGCTGCCGAATCTATGGCTAGCGAAGAACTCATCAAAGACATGGATGCCTTTACGGTTGACTCAAACACAATGCGGCAAGCTCAAGCCCAAGAGATGCAGTCAGTCAATCTTCGCAACCAAGGACTGCTAGCAGGCGTGTCTGCTCGAAACCTCGAACGATCAGCTAGCTCTATTAGTCCTGGTGGTGCTGCTTTCACAAGCCTTATTGGTGGTGCTAGCAGAGTTGGAATGAACATTGGAAGCGTAATGGCTTACCGAAACCAAGCATAAGAATGCCTAAAGTCCCTACTGTTGGCTTGAATGCCTCACCGTTACCCGGTTTCCAAGCACCAGGAGTTACAGCATTTCGAAGTGCTGTTCCTCAACAGATCCAACAGTCTGGCAAGGCTATGGAGGGGCTAGGCAAAGCAGTAACCGAAGTTGCTTTTAAGATTGAAGACGACATTAACGATGCCGCAACTTTAGAAGCCAACAACGCTTTTGAAAAGTTTACTCAAAAGTCGTTTCAAGGATTCGGACAGTTAAAAGGCCAAGAAGCAATGCGGGCTAAATCTGGGGTTTTGAATGACCAAGATTTTGAAAGAAAAGCCATCCTTGAAAAACTAGAGAACAATGTTCAACGAAAGCAATTCGCAAAGTTTGCTGATCGGCTACAGAGCAAGTTTACTCTTAAAGTAGAAGAGCATTACATTGGTGCTGTTGCCGAGAACAAACAGCAGCAGCTACTTAGCACTCAAACTACTATTGAGGATGACATTAAGGCAAACCCCCTTAGCCCTGAATCCATATCTAGTTTTCTTCGCTGGCAAAAAACGACTGAGCAAATAATCGCTGGGCAAGGCATCCAAGGAGATCTTGCTAAAACCGTAATGACCAAGAGGTCTAGCGATTTTATCAAAAGCATCTTTAACAACTACGTTGACGCAGGTCGTTCAGAAGATGCGCTTAAGTTTGTAGAGGCAATTCAGTCGTTTGAAGAAAACATCGCATACGACATGAAGTCGGCTAGAGCAGCGGGTCTTGGTCCTGATGAAACAGGGCATTACCCAAGCAGAGACCCCAAAACTGGTTTAATTCTCAAATCACAAGATCACCCTACTTTTCATAAAACAGTTAAGGGCGAAATTGAAGCTGGCTATGAGTTTTGGCAAGACCCTAAAACAGAACGCTGGTACACGTTTCCTAAAGGCGTAGTTGATAATCCTGAAAGCAGAGGTCTAGAAAAAAAAGACCCTCCGTTGCTGCAAGGAATGACTAGCCCAGAGCAAGTTAGCCTTCTTGACGGAGAGACCCGAATGCTTCTCCGTCAAAAGTCGGAAAAGGTGTCAAGAGATGCTTGGGTTATAAAAACCGTAGATAATTATGAGTCTGTTAGCGATGCGCTTGAAGATGCCGAGGCTAAGTTTACAAGCGGCGAATGGACAAGCTCACAACGTGAAGCTGTTGAAAAACGTGCTGTTACTGTTTTTGACCGCAATAATACTTTGCGTAGGATTGAGTCTAGCGACGCTTTAGAAGCGGCAAAAAGCGAATACATAAAGTCCGGCAAAATTAGCGAAGACACTCGCGACGCTCTTGACGGTCTTTTTAAGCTAGATGACTTTTTAGGATGGGTTAGCCGTGCTTCTAATGGAAAAGCATCAGATCAAGGGGATGCTTTATTGTGGGGCGCATTTCAGTCTGCCTATAACAACCCAACTGGTATTGCAGGAATTGCGTCTACTATTAAAGACCGTGAAGGACTTATGCTTGTCTACAAGCAAGCAATAGAAAAAGGCGCAACTACTAGCGAAGCCAGAGAGTGGGCCGTGAAAATTGGCGAACAGTCTAAATACGGCGAGCAAAAAGATCTAGAAAAAGACCTGCAAGGTTTGTCAACGTCAACAGATGTTGAGCAATACGGTACTGACTGGTTTGGAGGCCAGTGGGGTTCTGTTATTGAAAAATCTAAAACTGGCGACAACGAAAAATCTAAAGAAAAAGCTGCGGCCACGTTGGCTTTGAAGGCAGATCGCACCCGGCAATTCAAACAAGCCTTTAATAAGAAGGTCCGAGACCTCCAGAACTTAAATCCA